ATTGCAGCTCTGGTAATCCGATTAAACCAGGTGCTTTTAGTAAAGTGCTATAAAGGCGATCAGTATGATTACTGCGGATAACAGAAGCTTGTTTACTGTACTCGGTAAGAGACCAAAGAATATCCTGACAAGCTGCACGATCCTCGTTAAGAGTCTGACTATAAGCCAAAGGTGTGCCATCGGCCCACTTGCTAATCGTCTGGAAGTCAATCTCATCCCCAACACATAGAACCTCATCAAACTTCTCACGTCTTGCCAGCTTGATAACATTCTTAACTGCCTGCTCATGATGATATGGGATTTGTAAATCTGATATTACTAGCCAACGCTTAATCTTCATCCTCATCGTCATAAGGATCAATTACGGGAATGATGCCGTCTTTGCCACTGATCCAGTCTGGCAGTGTTCTTTGATCGGTAAGCAACCAGAATGCACGTTCAGCTGTAAAGCCTGCAGCAATAGCAGCCTTATAGCATGAATGTAGGGCAATATAATGCTGATCTAATTTACTTAATGGCTCAGCCATCTTACGCACTCTACGTCTGACAGGTTTCTTACGTTTACGTGTGTTAGCCATAATTAAATTATCGCTCACTAATTGCAATAAAGAGATCATCAACACGCTTCTCTAGCCTTGTTAACTGATCTTTCATGCTAAGTCCACCATTAGGCCGTAACTCATTAAGCCAGCCTTTAACTAAGAAACGTAATCCGATGAGACCGCCTGACAGCACTGCGATAACGCCAGCGCCAAAGCCAGCCCATTCTGTTGGTGTCATGCTTCATCTGCACCGATGCCGTAGGCACTGTCGGATTTGTCTAAAGCCCTAGCTGCTGGTCCTGCAAGTGCTGCCACTACTACTGATATAACTGGGTCAAGTCCCAACTCATTACTTGCTAAGAATGTTAAGAATGATACTAAGACCCCACGTGCGTAGGACTTTAGTATTGCCTTCTGCTTCTTACTTATCTTCATATCTTGCCCCCTATTAGCGGTATATCAAATGGTGAACCATCTGTATCACCATGTTTACTAAAACTAATGTGTATGTGTTTTGTATGTGGGTTGATGCCTTTGTATCTGCGCCATTTATAGTTTAATAATTTGCTAGCGATGTGGTATGAGAAGATGACGTATGATAAACGTTTATCGGTCTTAGCAGCGATTCTGATTTGGTCAGCCAGATAAGCTGCGATCCCTTCGGGTGAACCCAAGCTAGAATCAATATCAATGGCTCTGACCCACCCACGCTCATCTGGATTATGATCCGATTTTTTGGCGGCATGACGACTATCGCCCACCCACCCATCAGATTTAGTGTTGCGAGACGGAAACCAGGTATCAATTTGATCTCTCAACTGCACACCAGCTGCGCATAATTTAGGCTTCACTATTCCCTAAGATTGTGCTACAAACCGAGGGCTTGTAAATCCTCAACAGTTAAACCAAGTGCTGCAAGTTTTGCCTGTGCTGCTGCTTTGGCTTCAAGTCGTGCTTGCATTTCAGCCCTTTGTCTTTGAGCATCCAATTGTGATTTTTCTAAATCAGCAATTTCATCTTTTGTTGCATCTCTTACAATTTCTTCGCCTGTTTCACAATTTACAATTTTAATTTTCATTTATTTAACTCCGTATAGTAGGGCTGTTCCTGATGTAAAATTACCTGCTGATGGAAATATCACTAAAGAAGTTATTGCCCCAGTTTGATTATAGTAAAAAACAGAATTTTGTGAATTAAAATCTGTTACAACGTTTGCATTATTCATTATTGCATAACTATTTGCCGCTTTAAAAGTAGTTGTGTTGGCATAATCTACTATTTGCACAAAACATAAACCTTCGGCAGTTGTATCGTCTTGTGCTTCTGCAATTAACCAATTTGTTGCGTTAAAACTTACTGGCCCAGCACCGCCAACAGTTGATTGCGTCTTGTGTCGGTTTGCACCGCTGTCCGCATTAACTTGTAATCTTAAATCTGCGCCATCTGTTGCTGGTTTGAAATTTCTGATTATTAATTGCAAATTGTTATATCCAGAAAATGAGTTTAATGTAATGCTTGCACCTGTTAAGGTTGTTGTTGATAGTAAAGTCATTCCGCCACCGCTTGCAGGAGTTGCCCATTTAAGTCCTGTTGCTTCTGAACTATCGGCTACAAGTGTGGTGCCGTTTGCGCCTACGCCAAGTCTTGCATCGCTAGTGCTAAAGGTATATAGATCACCTTTAGTAGTTAATGGAGATACTGCGCCAGCTTGTATGTAATCGTAAAAGATCGCTGCGCTTGCACTTGTAAAATATAATATACCTGCATCATTTTGTGGCAAGATTAAACTGCCAGCGGTTGCTACTGTCGCTGTACCTGCTGTAACTGTGCAAGCACCAGCGCCTAAGTTTTGTATAAACACTGTATCGCCTGCTGCAAATAATCCTGTGTTTACTGTGATTGTTGTAGCACCTGCCGCATTCATAGCAACAGTTGTACCTGCATCTGCAGCTACTAATGTGTAACTGGCTGTCTTGGCGGTTGCCGATCCACCACCCATAGCAGTCTGTTGCAGACTTGTCATCTGTGCAGCGGTAAGTACCTGCCCAGTGGTAAACGTTTGTTTAGCCATTATTCTCCTTAGTAACTAAGCACATTATAGTCTAAAGTGCCGTATATATTGTTATTTAGAATCAGTGCATCGATGACTGGTTCAAGGGTCGTAAAGAAGACCCTAAAGCTGTTGGGTGTGATTGTGTTAGATACGCCAAAGATTTGTAGTGTTTTGTCTAGGGTAGATCCACCTGGCTGCGTAGTTACCACTCTGATTGGATCAAAGAAATCTAACTCTAAAGCTGCAAGTATGCCTGCGTTGTAATTAGGCGTGTATAGGTCTAGCTCTATGCCATCGCATCGTACTTCTGTCTCGGCTCTACTAGCCACATAAGCCTGCGCATAATCTAGGGCTACCGCATCGGTCTGCATTAGTAGATTCTGCAGGTTATAACTGTGAATAAAATATTTGTCTATAGAAGCCTGGTTAATAGCAGTCTGTGGTGAGCCACCTGACCTGCTGACCTGTGCTGAGTTAAATATTAGGGTGTCGTCTAGTTTCCAATTAGCGTTGGCATAAGGTATGCCTGTGCCATTATCGTTAAAGGTAGTTACTGTGCCACCTATTGAGCCAGCGGTTACTGATCTATCTTGAAATACAAACTCTCCATTAGTATCCACGTAAAATGCGCCATACTCTGAATCTGTAACAGTTTGCAGGGCATCTAGGGAAGTGCGAGCAGTGCCAGGATCAGCTTGTAAAGTAGTTAAACCTGCATCTATATCACGCATAGTCGCTGGCCAATCAATCTGGTCTAATATCTGGTTGATGCGTGTGCCAGATAAGTCGCCAGCCGTAGCACCTGTAACTGTGCTTATCTGTGCATTCTGCGCCAGCCTAAACGCATCTACAGCTTGTATTGTTGTATAGGCGACTTCTGTTGCATCTTTAGGCTGTGTATTAACGTATGATGTAATAAAGCCAGAGAATAGGCTGTAAGTGTTAGCGCCATAGGTTGCAGTAATTTGCACCTTCTTCATAGGTGTTAATAATGTGTAATAAGGCCCAGATGGATTAGTAGGGTTAAAATCGCCATTCTGATCCACTATGCGTAGGGTAAGTGTGCCTGTCTGGAATTGATCTGCTAAAGCACTGCGCCCTCTAGCAGTTTGTATAAAATCTATTTGATTAGATACATCAACAATTACAGCTGTGCTATCTGCTAATACGTTTACGTCTAATAGGCCAGTGTCTAAAATCATTGCTTGGGCAAATGATGGCCCAGTGCTAAAGTTTATTACTGCATTGACTGTAGGTACTGGCATTAGCCTATGTTTCCAGCAGGTACTAACTTGTTGCCATATTTAAGATTAACTCTTACTGTCTCTGCGATAGCCTGCACTAATCTATCGGCACTGGCATTAGGCGCTACCTCTAGCGTTGCCTGTGTAGGGGTAGAAGCAGCAGCACCAGCAGCGGCTTGTGCAGGTTGGTTAGTTACACCCTGTGGCACTGTGTAGGTAGTTGATCCTTCAAATGGTGCTATTTGATTACGGCCACGTGCTGTCATTTCACCAGTAGCAGTAAATAAAGGGTTAGGCCTACTGGCTAGTAACTCTAAGAATGTAGCAGCGGTGTTAGCAGCTATGGCTAATTTAGTAGCAGCGGCAACACCTTCTAGCTCTGCGTTGTACTTCTTAGCCAGCGCCTCATTATTATCTAATATGGCAAGCTGCGCCCTAATACGTAATTTAGTCTCTTCATCGGTTGCAGCGTTAAGTGCTGCGTTCAAACCTATGCGTTCTAGATCAAACTTGTCTCTTAATTTGTCTATCTCGGTCTTTGCTTTTATTTGTTTAATTTCTTCTTTTTTGTAATAATTATATTCTTTTGCAAACTTTAATCCTAGACGACCCTCTCTCTCATTTGCCGATT